TCATCTTTGGTTCCTCGTATTCAATCACGATGTCCGACTCGTACAGGCTGTCGGTCAGTTTGAGGCCCCTGTCGATAGCAAACTGCTGGTCATCGAGAGGCAGACCAAGGAAGAACATCTTCTCGAGGGAATCCTTCAATTCGTAGGACTTCACCTGAGCAAACGGGTCGGCTCCAAAGTTGACGAAGCTGAGTTCCTTGTACTTGAACCTTCCCGAGATCAGGAAGGCCATGCGCCCATCGACGATCTCACCGGGGCGGTGTTCGCACTTGTCCTCCGATGCCCAGTCGGTGTGGCAGATGGAGCAGGTGGCCGAGTCAGTAATCGCACCGGCTGAAACGCACAGATACTCGTCACGGAGTATCTTCTGAATCGCTTCAGGGTTGGTCAGAGTCAAACCCAGTTCGATATGACCGATGCCCTGGTAGCCCTTCACGCGGGCCAGGTTGTCCTGAATCCAGTCCACCGTCTTGAACACGTTGAACTTGCCGCCGGTCTTCGAATCACGGTTATAGAAGACTGAGTCCTTCAGAACCGGAAAGTCTCTGGCGTATTTCCAGGAGTCGTCGATGTACTTGGCCTCACGAATCCGGCCCAGCACGTCGCCTTCTTTGTCGTGCCCGCGAAGAACGGGAAGCGGTGCGACCCCTTTGGGAACCCAGGTCTGAACCGCGTCCTGCATGCAATCGGGACGGTAGAACTTGCGATTGCCAGTAACGATGCCGGCGTGAGTCGCGTCCACGCGAACGAGCAGGCTGTGGCCTGTCTCGGACTTCGAGTCTTTGCATTCCCAGAGAAACCGTTTGTTGTCCAAAACCTCAGAAGGTCTGAATGTGAGGAAGTCATGGATTTTAAGCCAGCGCCGTTCGCTCAACATTCTCAATCCTTCTCTTGGCTGCCCATGCCGCTTTTCTTCCTTGCGACATCTTTAGCTTGGTTTCTTCTGAACGCACAATACCGAGAGCGTTTTGGTGACCTTTTGCAGAACTCGCCATCAGAGTCTTTGTTTCTTCAGTGTGATAACGACCGAGCATCGTTCCAGGTCGGCCGATATTGGACTGGCTAATCTGTTGTCGGGCTGTGAGCGACTGTGTCTTGCCGAGTCGGCTATTACCATGTCGCGCAGCCTTGATCTTTTGTTTGTGTCCTTCAGTCAATGGCCGAAAATAGCCACGAGGGCCGCCGCGTCCTCCATCAGCCAGGTTGTAACCAAGTTCAGGCTGGTTTGACTGGTATGTTGCAATGTACTTCCGTTCGGCTTCATCCAAATCAACCTGGTTATCAACCGTGGCCAGCACTGCAATCTCGAAAGCTTCTTTGCCATACTTGCGGATGGCATCGTAAAGATGAAGCCCTCTTCCTCGTTTGGCAGTCGAAAGATGACCGCTCCAACGCTTTGCTAGAGACTGAATCGTCTGTCCGACATACTTCTTGCCGTTGACGTTGTTCGTTACGAGGTATACGAGCATGTTGTAAAACCAACTGTTAGTTAGTCGCCCGGGTAACAGGTACTGTCCGGCGCCCCACTACCTAACGATTGAGAGGAATCTCAAGCAGGAAGGGACCTCCCTGCGGGATGGGCTGAATCGATGCGTTGCTCTGGAACAGAGCGGACGCATCCTGCGCAAGTGCCTGTTGCAGCGGAGTCACTCTGGAGTTCTGCATCCCAGGACCGTTAAGCTGCACGACCGGCAATGGCATATTCAAGTTCGGCATCATCTACCTCGTCTTCCAATTCCGCTCGAAGAAGCACAGAAAGAAGCTCAGGATCAGAAGTTTCAGCAATCACGGACTTCAATGAACTCAGTCCGGCGGCTCGTTCCTGTCTAGTATAGGAATCACCAACTGAATCGGTGATTTCGCGCTGGTTGAGTCGCGCAACGATCTCATCGATGATCTGACCGCTTGCTTTGCGCCAGTTCTTATCCACATTGAGACCATCGGCAATCAGTCGGTCCCGACCTTGCACCAAGCCTTCATAGATCTCGCTCATGAGGCTGTCACTGTTCTTGCCTGGGCCCAGCTTCGATCCATGCTGGTTGGTCGGGCGCATCTTATTGGCGGTTGCCGCGGCGGTCTGGGTTGTCTTCTTGGCCGTGCCTCCGCGCGGGTGACCGGCGCCGGTGCCCTTGCTGGCCCGGCGTGAGCTGGCATTGGCCACGGCTACCTTCGCCTTGGCAATGACAGGCAGGTGTTTCGCCTGTGCTTCGAGACTCTGTTGTTCGTGGCTGGCCTTGACCTCGGACAGTTTGGCCTGGGCTTCCATCAGCTTCATCTGGGTTCCGGCCAACGCCTTTTGGTTCGTCACGTCCTGTTGGCCGATCTCAATGGCCGATGCGGTCTTGTACTTCTGGATCTCGCGCTCAAGACGCAGCACGTGGAGAGCGAAGTGGGTATCGTTCTGCTCGGTCTTGCTCATCGGCTTGAGGTTCATCCGCTTGCGGGCTTCCGTCTCGGTGAGCAGGTGGGAATTGAAGAGAGCCATCACATGCGTCTCTTCCTTGATCCGATTGTCGAGATCGAGTTCGTGGAATGCCAGCTTGGTGCGCGCCACGCCCTTTTGCACAGAGGTGGAGTAGTTGGCTTCCTGGAACCATTCCTTGAAGATGAGCATCCGGATCTGATCGGCCAGCTCGTCGAGGTCGGCCTTGATCGAATCCTTCAGGTTCTGCGAGATGTTGTCGGCGGTGGCGCGGGTGGCGTCGGCGCCTTCGCCCATGTCGATGGCGCTCATGCCCAGGCCGATGTAGACCCGGGATTTGAAATGCTCCACCAGGGCCTTGAAGTCGAGAGACTTGCCGTTGGCGCCAACGGCGGTGACGGTGACGCGCTCGTCGGTTACGAACACGCCCTCCTTGGGCATGTTCTCGATCTGGAAGCGCACCATATCGATCTCGGACTCACCGCCCGGACCATAGGTGCAGGGAGCCTTCTCGTTGCCAACCTGAACGTGAAACAACGGGAACAGGTGGTTGATGAACAGGAGTTCGATGTTCTCTTCAAGCCGGCGCAGGGCAAAGATGTCATCCCGGACGGCGATGGTGCGCGGCGTTCCGAAGATGTGACCAGGCTTGACGTCCCACTTCAGGTGGATGATGTCCTCAACCGGGTAATCGATCCACGGAATGCCATGGTCGAAGATGCGGCGCCACTTGCTGATCTTCCCCTTCTCCAGATAAGGGTGCATCGTGTGGGCGGGGATGATCACATAGGCAGCGACTGGAATTCTGCCGCCCTTCTTCTTGCTCACCGGGGAAGCGTCTTCCTTGCGGATCTTGAGGAGGAAGCAGTTGGAACACAGGAACAGGTTGCGCAGGACGCCCTTGATGAAGCTCTCAAAGCTGCGTTCGGTGACGAATTCAAACGCATTGATGCGAGTCTGGATGTAATCGGCGTCTTCCTCGCGGTCGCTCATGATCTCGTAGCCGGCGCGCGCGGCGAGCGCCAGCTTGCGGGCCACGGCCTGCTTGACGTAGACCTCTGTGTCAGAGATGGCGTGCGGTTCGCGCATGTCATACTCCGGCATCAGGATGCCGTTCCACATGTAGTAGGTGCCGATGTAATCGGCCGCTTTGTCGAGTTTGATCTTGTTCAGGTCGCCGTTCAGCATCTTGCCGGCGTCCTCAACCTTCATGCCTTCCATCAGCTTGTCGCTGATGCTGCGTTCTCCAGTCGACCGTTCAACAGGCTGAAAGCCTTTATCGGTATACGAGGCAGTCCTGCGCCCCAGCCCTTTGATGTTGGGCTCGATGACCTGGCCGGCGATCGTTCGGCGGATCACCGCGGCTTTGCCGGGCTTGGCCTTGGTGGACGTGCCGTCAACAAAGGCCATAAGCCGTTCCTGCCGGGCCGCTGCATTGTCCTGCAGAGTGGTGTCTGGTGTGCGTGGCATTAGCTCACTGCTCCGATGGTGGGTGCTTGTACAGTCGACGAGGATGCAACGATCAGGTTCACGCCGCCCTTGGTCAGAACTGTTTGCACGTTGCTGGGCGGTGCGGGGACGGTGGGAGAAACTGCCTGCATCTGGCCGTTGGTGACAACGAAGGAAGTGCCTGTCGTCGAACTCATGCCGCTGAGGATCTGGCTCACAGCCGCGGTCTGAGTGACTGAGTTTGTGGCGCCTACCGCAGGTTGGCTGCTGTTGTAAGTCATCACGGCCTTGGCCAGTTGGGTCAGTGTGTTCAGGGCTTGAGTGCTGGCGATGATGTCCATCTGGGTGTTCATGTCGCCGGTCCGGCGATTCAACAGCTTCTGGAACG